TCTGTACCCACTTGCCGCAAGGCTACAATCATACATACTGGATCCAAGAATAGATTTATCAGACAAAATTCAAGGCGCATTTACAAATGCAACGCAATCGTATGGCGGTAATTTTGGGTGGGATCTTACGTTTGATCCACAACATAATGCTTTGACGGTCAACGTGCCAATTGCCGAAGGTCAGCAACAACAGTATGTAATGAACAACATTACGAAAGCGTGGTGCAACTTTACGGGTCAGTACGCTAATTGTTGGACAATTTTTAGTAATGAGCCGTATTGGGGTGGTAACGGCTTTGTTGCCCATGCGTGGGATGACAATTTTGCCAACGACACAAGCGACATAAACGGCTATGCGTTGCAAGCGTTTAATTACTTTGATGCCCGTGGCGTAAAAAAGTATTTTACTAGAGCTAGACCGTCAATCTTTACAAACGGCACACCGTCAATATTCATTGGCTTAAACATGGATTTTGATTTGGCAGACACGACTGCGGCGCTAAGTTTTAGTCCGTTGGTATCTGCTAAATGGGACGTTGCATTGTGGGATGTAGGCTATTGGGCAACGGATACGGTTATTACAAACAATTGGCAAGGCGTGACTGGGATTGGATATTGCGCTGGTACACAGTTTAAATCTGCATCTCAAGGAACGACAATTTTATGGGCATCGACGGACATTGTTTACCAACAAGGTTGGGCTGGCATATAGTCCAAGGCGCTGAAATAGGGCATTGGGTAGCACAAAGGATAGCAGGCGAGTTCTTTGCGGAAGGGTCAAGTGCAATTGGTTTACAGAAAGATGGGGTAACGATTGCAGGCGTGATTTACGAAAACTGGAATCGGCAGAGTATTTTTTGTCATATAGCCATTGAAGGACGCATGACAAAAGCGTATTTAAAAGCAATATTTGACTATCCGTTTAATGTTTGTGAGTGCAAAAAGATTATTGTGCCTGTAGTCAGTAATCATGCAAAAAGCATAAAATTGGTGACTAAGATGGGTTTTACTGAAGAAGCAAGATTAAAAAATGCCTCACTTGATGGCGATATTATATTTTTGACATTGGCACGAGAAAATTGCCGATTTCTAGGGGTAGAACATGGGTAAGTCAGCATCAGCACCACCAACACCGGATTATTTGGGCGCAGCTAAACAACAGGGAATTGACAACCTTGCGGCGGCTAAACAGTCAAATATTATGTCAAACCCAAATATGTACACGCCGTTTGGAAATCAAACGGTGACGTACTCAAGTCCTACATTCGATCAAGCCTCGTATGATGCGGCGTTGGCAAAATACAACGCTGGCAATTTAGATCGTAATAAGTTTTACACCACAAATGGCGGAGGGACTGGCGATCAAGCCTCGGCAGGCACAACATACTTTGACCAAGGTGCTTACGACGCTGCACAAGCAAAACGAGGTGCTGCGCCTACCCGTGAAGGGTTTACAACTGGAGGCGGTCAACCAACGATTACCCAAACCTTGACTCCACAAGCGCAACAGACTTTAGCCTCGCAACAGCGTGTTCAAAGTGCATTAGCAAACCTTGGTGAAGTCGGCATTGCCAATGCTTACGACACTTTATCAAGACCGTTTACACCAACAACAACTGAAATTAAACATGATTTTGGTGGATATGGTGATGTACCGTTAGCAGATCAATATGGGTTAGCACAAGCAAGAACGGCAGCAGATACTTATGGTTTGGCACAAAATCAAATAAACACAAGCGGTTTGACTCAAATGCCTACTAATTCAGGCATCAATGCTCAACAAGCTATTTTGGCAAGACTTGACCCTACCATTCAGGCGGGTGACGTATCGTTTAAGCAAGCATTGGCAAACCAAGGACTAGCACCAGGCACAGCTGCCTACGACGCTGCATACCGCAATCGTTCGCAACAGATTAACGACTTGTATAGCCAAGCGGCGTTGCAAGGCATCAATATTGACATGGCGGCTCGTCAACAAGGATTAAACGAACAATTAGCACAAGCGGGTTTGTATAACGCAGCTGTAGGACAAAACTTTGGTCAAGGCACAACGGCAGATCAATTAAGAAATGCTGTGGTTGGTCAGAATTACGGTCAAGGAATGACCACCCAAGGCACACAATTTAGCCAAGGACTTAACAAGGCTCAGTTTCAGAATACGGCACAGCAACAGCAGCTGGCGCAAGACATGGCGTTACGAGCGCAACCGATCAACGAAGTCATCGGTCTTATGGGCGGCTCACAGATCCAGTTGCCTCAATTCCAAGGTTATCAGGGTACGAGCGTTGCACCAGCGCCAACCTTTGCGGGTACGCAAGCGCAAGGTCAAGCTGATATGTCAAAGTACGGTATTCAACAAGCGGGCAATAATGCAACCACTCAGGGTTTATTTAGCGCATTGGGTACGGCAGCAATGTTGGGTTCTAAATACTCTGATCGACGCTTAAAATCAAATATCGTTCAAGTTGGGACTCACCCACTTGGAATCGGTATTTATGAGTACGATATTTTTGGCAAGCGTGAGCGTGGCGTAATGGCAGACGAAGTTGCTAAAGTAATGCCAGATGCAATTGTGCCGAACGAAAGCGGTTATATGATGGTTAATTACGGGAAACTATGATGATGAACCAATACGTTAACTTGTCCCCTCAACAACGCATGGCGCAAATGTTGCAACAGCAGCAACAACAACAAACGCAATTGCAAGGGCAACAAGAAATGCCGCAAACAATGGGTCAACAAGCTCAAAACCCGTTTGGCGGCGTTCAAGACGCAATGAAAATGTACAACCAGTTTAATCAGCAAGGCGATATGCAGGATTATAAAGATTACATGGCTCGACTGAAACTTGGTCAAGCACAAACTGGCGGTATGTTTGACCGTGGTAACGCTGTCGGCCCAGATGTAACTGCTAACAATTACACGGGGTAAGTCATGGCAACTATGTTCCCAAATATACCGACTGCTCAAACTTATAGAGCGCCAGGGCCGTATGACGAGGATTACCGTTCAATCGCTAGGCGTGAGCAATTGGCTCAAATTTTGCAACAGCAAGCCTTGCAACCTATTGAGGCGGGTAGCTATCAAGGTATCCAAGCGCCCATTTCGCCCTTGTCTGGTATTGCTAAAGTCTTGCAGGGTTATTTTGCAGGGCAGCAAATGGATAGCGCAGATCAAGCTAGACAAGAGTTGGCATTGAAAGCACAAAATGCTGATTTAGCTTTAAGCAATTTGCCACCTATTGAAGCTAAACCAAAGCAATTAGCGCAAGCCTTAACTCAAGCGCCATCAAACGCAACTGTATTTAGCGAAGGTTCAGCGTTTACACCGACACAGCAACCAACAGAGCCAGTTGCCCCAGCAATGCCAATTAGTGCGCCAAACATGGCACAAGCGCCACAAACAGGACAAGTAGCGCCACAATCGTATCAAATGCCTATGTTGAGCAGCAATCAAAAATTAAACGCACAATTGGTGCGAGGTTTAGGCGGTCAAGAATATTTAAAATTATTAGCAAAATCAATTGAACCAACGCCTGAAATGAAAAACATTGGGGCAATATTTGGCAAAGATAGCCCAGAATATAAAGCAGAAATGCAAAAATTTATATTTAAAAACAGTTATGTTGCGCCAACTACCGTTGCTGAAGGTGCTGCATTGATGTTACCAGGACAAACTGTACCAGCATATATTGGATCAAAAGGCGGCATACAACAGCAATATGGGGCTAATGGTTTGACTGCCAGTCCAATTTTGAATTACGGCCCAACTGCAGCTGAAATTGAACGACAACAAGCGGCTGGTAAAGGTACGGGTGTTGCACAAACAACGCCAGCAACAAGAATTGATGAAAATCAAAACGTAGTTGCCACAACACAAGCAGCAAATATGGGATTGCCAACGCTGTCTGGTGGTCAACCACCATCAACAAAGCCTGTTGTTGTGGGAATCAATCCTGTCGTTACTAAAGCAGGCGAGCAAATCAATCAAAATTGGATTACAAGTCAACTTGAACCTGCTCAAACGGCAGGTATTGCGGCAAAAGGTGCAATTGATAATATCCGCATTATGAAAAATATTGATTTTAAAACTGGGTTTACAGCAGACACACAAAAAAATGCCGCAAATGTGCTTGCTGCATTTGGGGTTAAAGACGCAGCTAAATATGCAGCGGATGGTCAAATATTTGAAGCTAAAGTTTATGAAAGTCTTGTTGACACACTTGGCAAACAAAAAGGGCCACAAACAAAAGCAGATTTTGAAAACATACAAAAAACTTATGTACAGCTTAAAAACACTCCACGAGCTAATGAGTTCTTGCTTGACGTTGCAGAAGCAAAAGCAATGGAAGATCAACGTAAAGCAAATTATTATCAAGAAGCTGCGGCAATGCCTAGTGTTAGAGGAAATTTATCTTCTATTACAAACGCATGGCAAAAAATTTCAGAAAAAGATTCATTGTTTAATGTGCCGCTTACAGACAAAGCTGGCAATCAATACACATTAAGTCAAAAGTACGGAATTAAATAATGGCAAATTTATTTGATATTGCATTAGAACAAGAAGGCGTAACTGGCCCGTTGGCTGAACTTGCTCGTTCAATTTATATGCAAGAATCAGGTGGCGGCAAAAATACAACAACATCAAACGCTGGCGCTGTAGGAGGAATGCAAATCATTCCATCAACTTTTGCAAGCATGGCGGATAAAGATTGGGATATTAACAATCCTGAACAAAATGCTAGAGCTGGATTGCGTTACATCAAACGATTAAATCAAGTATCTGGTGGTGATCCAATGCTTACCGCTGTTGGATATTACGGCGGCGAAGGTGCAATTGATAAGGCTCGGCAAGGTATTGCTGTTTTCGATCCAAGAAACCCAAATGCGCCAAGCACTTTACAGTACGGCAAACAAGTAATAGATAGGTTAGCAAGTACGACAACGTCTGACTCAAATCCTGTCGGGGTGTCAAACAACGATCCATTTGCTGAATTAAATAAAAAGTATTTAAGAAATGCAGAACAACCTGCACCACAAAGCGATCCATTTGCTGAGTTAAACGCTAAATACGCTTTGCCCGAAGCAGCGCCCTATACTGCACCAGCTACGCCTATACAGCCAACATCATCGGTGATGGGTGATATTCAAGCCATTCCAAGAATGTTGAAACTAACGGGTCGAGCAGCAATTGAAGGCGTAGGCTCTGCGTTATCAGCGCCTACAGAACCTACTCGCATGGCTTTAGAGGCTATAAGCACCGCAGCGGGTGGGCCTCGGGTAGCGTCTGCTGAAACAATGGCAACAAAATTTGCTAATTTATTGCAATTGCCAAAACCTGTTGAAAAGTCCGTAATGGACAATACAGGTCAAGCAGAAAGATTTGGTTTTGATGTTGCAAAAACAGGATTTAGCGCAATTCCAATGATGGGTGGGGCTAAAGCATTAGCGCCACTTGTGGGTGGAAAATCTCAAACAATATTGCAACAATTGGCTGCAAACCCAGCAATGCAAGGAATTTCGGCAGCTGGCGCTGGCGGTGGTGGTAGTGTTGCAAGGGAATATGGATCACCACCTGAAATGGAATTGCTTGCTAGTATTCTTGCTGGTGTTGCTGCACCAACTGCGGCTGCGCCTATTGGAAGTGGCATAAAAGCAGCAGTTACCGCAGCGGGAAGCAAAATTGCGCCTACCCGTTTTGGTGTCCAACCGGAACAAATTGATGAGTTAATTACATCGTCACTTGGACGGTCAGGTTTTGACTTTTCAAAAGTTCCAGATCAAATTAAGACAGCATTACGCAATGACGTTGGCAATGCTTTGCGTACTGGCGGCAAGTTTGATGAAGATGCAATGCGTCGATTGTTTGATATTCGGATGATTGAAGGCGCTACGCCAACAAAAGGCATGATTACGCTTGATCCTCGCCAAGTAACGCTTGAACAAAATCTTGCAAAAACAGGCATAAATTCAACAGATACGAATTTGCAACAATTAGGGCAAATTCAAAATGCTAATAATCAAGCTCTCATTAACGCTTTGAATCAACGTGGCGCAGGCAAAACAGATTTATTTGCAGCAGGCCAAGCAAATATTGGCAATATTTCTGCTGCTGACGCTGCAAGACAAGCGGCTACAAGCAGTCTGTATAAACAAGCAGAAGGGATGCCAGGCGGTCAGCTGCCATTAAATCGCAATGAGTTAGTTCAAAACATTGATGCGGCGTTAGTTAAAGCAAATAAAAACGCATTTTTGCCTGCCGAAGTACGAACAATGATTAACAGTATTTCAAAAGGTGAAACAACAATTGAGGGCGTAAAGTATCCAGTCCCATTTGATGTAAACGCTTTAGATAATTTAATGACTACGATTGCAACGGCGCAACGATTTACAAACGATGGCAACATCAAAGCGGCGTTAAAAGTTGTTAGAGATGCTATTGACCAAACCGAAGTTAAACCAATTAAAACAGAATTTGGTGGTGGTCAAGTTGTTACTGAGGCTGGTGCTGCATACTTAGCAGGCAAAGATGCTCAACCCAAAGAATTGTTAGATGCTTTAAATAAAGCACGGGCATCACATCGTGAGCGCATGACATGGCAAGAATCATCAGCGCCAGTTGAAGCCGCAGTAAGCGGTATGCAACCTGATAATTTTGTTAAACGATTTGTTTTAAGCGGTACTTTAGATGATGCCGCTGCTATTGCACAATCAGGCGATCCGGTTGCTACCAAAAACGCTATTTTGACCCACTTAAAGTCTAAGGCTTTAGGCGGTCAATCGGATGAAATTGGTTCTTTTGGTGCTAAAAGTTTTAATTCTGCATTAGAAAACATTGGTGATAGAAAATTAGCTTTGTTCTTTACCTCAGAGGAACTTGGAGAGTTAAAGCGTTTGGGTCGTGTGGCAAGTTACATGACAACGCAACCTAAAGGTTCTGCTGTAAACAACAGCAACAGCGGCGCTTTAGTGTTGGGCGCAGGAATTGATGCGTTAGGCGCTTTAGGCGGATTGCCATTTGTCGGAACGGCTGTAGGTGCAACAGCTGCCGTGCCTCTTATAAAAGCAGGCGCTAAAAAAGTATTTGGCAGTCAAATGAGTCAAATGGATCAAAAAGAAGCGTTGAATATGGCAAACGCTCTTGCTAATCGAGTGCCTGGCATGGAGTTGGGGGATAAAGTTGCAGCTGGTTTGCGTTACGGCAGTTTGTTGCAAAACCCTGATTTAATGCAACAATTAGGGCAACGATTTAATCAATTAACTAAGTAAGAGGTAATCACAATGTCTTTCAACGGCTCTGGGACGTTTGTAATCAACTCAACTGGGCAACCAGTTGTAACCAACACAGTCATCTCATCGACGGCGTTTAATGCGCTAACTGCTGATCTTGCGACTGGTTTAACGACTACGTTGACCAAAGACGGTCAAACGACAGCGACAGCTAATATTCCGATGGGGACGTTTAAGTTCACAGGTTTAGGGGTGGGTTCGGCTGCAACTGATTCTGCAAATATTTCGCAAGTGCAAAGCTCATTTGGCTCGTTTTTAACGGCATCAGGCACAAACACCATTACAGCAACGGTTAGTCCATCATTAACTGCATATGCTGTTGGTCAGACATTTAAGTTTATTGCTGCTGCAACTAATACGGGTTCTGTCACAATAAATATCAGCTCGCTTGGTGCTAAATCTATTTTGAAAAACGGTTCAACGCAGTTATCTGCGGGTGAGTTAGTTAGCGGATCGTTATATCAGATTGTTTATGATGGTACACAATTTCAACTTATCGGGGCTGGCGGCGTTACAGCTGGCAAATCAATAGCTTTCTCAATTATCTTTGGACTATAAATCATGGCCGCACCTAATATTGTTAACGTCAGCGCAATTTATGGCAAAGTCGTAACTGCCGATTTAACGACAACTGCTGCAACGTCTGTTTTAAGCAACGCCTCGTCAAGCGGCAAAGTGTTTAAAGTTGACTCGCTTGTGGTAGCTAATATTGACACGGCAAATGCTGTAAACGTGACGGTCAGTCATTATTCAGCTGCGGCGATTGGCGGGACTGCAACTGCAATTGCCTCAACAATTTCTGTTCCTGCAAACTCAAGTTTAATTGTGATTGATAAAACAACCATGATTTATCTTGAGGAAAATATGTCAATTGGTGCTACAGCTGGCACAGCAAGCAAATTAAAAGTCGTTTGTTCTTATGAGGACATTTCGTAATGGCATTAGGAAACCAAGGGCAAATAGGCCCGTATCGTGCGCCCACGAGTGGAATGTTGCGGATTAGTTCGTTGCAACAAGGCGTTGCGGCTTATCCAGTTAATTATTTAGTGGTTGCGGGTGGAGGCGGCGGCGGCTATTCTTATGCTGGTGGCGGCGGTGCTGGAGGATTGTTATCTTCTACGGGCGTTGTAGGAGTTATTGCAGGTACAGCGTACACAATTACAATAGGTGCAGGCGGTGCAGGCTCAACTTCAATAAGTGCTGTAGGGTCTAGCGGTACAAGTTCTACAATTGCAGGAGTTAGCACAACTGTTGGAGGCGGCGGTGGCGGTAGCTACACAAGTGCAAAAGTAGGTGCAAACGGCGGTTCTGGCGGCGGCAGTTCTGTTACAGAAAACTCTTTTGGTTCAGGAACTTCAGGGCAAGGAAATGCTGGTGCAGGAGGTTCTGGTGCTGCTGCTGGTGGTGGTGGTGGCGGTTCTGGATCGGCTGGTTCTGCTGGCGTAGCGTCTACAGGTGGTGCAGGAGGCACGGGAACAGCCAGTTCAATATCGGGATCATCGTTAAATTACGCTGGCGGTGGTGGTGGTGGTGGTACAGATGCCGGAGGCGCAGGCGGATCAAGTGTTGGCGGCAATGGTGGTACTGGTGCAAACGTGGGTGCTGCGGCTACTGCTAACCGAGGTGGTGGAGGCGGCGGCGGCGGTATTACATCAAATGGTGGTGCAGGTGGCTCAGGCGCTGTAATATTTAGCTACTTCGGCACTCAGCGTGGTACAGGCGGTACAGTTACAACTTCAGGCGGCAACACTATTCACACGTTTACAACGTCAGGCACTTACACCGCATAATAGGAATTATTATGAGTTATTTTGCAAACGTACCATCACTTATAGATGGAAAAGGCATTGTTAGTGAAGTTATTGCTGCCGAACAAGATTTTATTGATTCGGGTTTAGAAGGCGAGCCAAGTATGTGGTGGCAAACTTCCTACAATACTCATGGCAATATTCATTACGGTCAAGACGGTCAACCAGATGGCGGCGTAGCGTTACGAGCAAACTATGCGGGGATTGGTTACACGCTTGATACAACGGTTATTCAAGATGGCGTTGTTGGTGTTTTTTATGCACCGCAGCCGTATCCGTCATGGATTCTAAATACGCAAACATATTATTGGGAAGCACCAATTCCATATCCTACGGATGGACAACTTTATGCTTGGGATGAAGCTACAGAATCTTGGGTGCTTGCACCTATACAACCAACACAGGCTTAATCATGGATTGGCAGAATCTTATCAATATCGCAGGCGGCGCAGCTTTAGCTACGATAGGCTGGTTTGCTCGTCAACTGTGGGATTCTGTCAAAGAACTCAAGGCTGACATTGCCGACTTGCGCCTGCACGTTTCTGATGTCTACGTCAAAAAGAGCGAGATGGAAACGCTCGAAGCCCAGATGGACAAGCGCTTTGACCGTGTTGAGCAGATGATTGTGAAGCTCTACGACAAAATCGACCAGAAGGTTGACAAATAATGGATCCGATTACCATCCTTGCAGCGCTCGGCCCATTAGCAGTCGATCTTGGCAAGTCTTTGATCGGGCGATTTATTCAAACTGACGTATACAAACCGACAAATATTGGTGAATACACGCAAATGCGAAACACCGATTTAGAGATGTTTAAAGCAATGAATAACGCAGGTGGGGGCGGTACTACCTACCCGTGGGTTGAAGCGGTTGTGCGCCTCATGCGCCCCGCTGTTGGGGCTATTGTGTTGGGTACATGGAGTTTTATGATGTTGTCGGGACAAGACAACCCAGCGGTCAATAACTTTGCGTCTGCGGTAGGGTTCTATTTGTTTGGGGATCGCACTTTGTTTTACGCACAAAAGAAATGAAAGAAAATTGGGATCAAGCCTTTAAACAGATGCTTGCCTCAGAAGGCGGCTTTAGCGATGACCAACGTGATTCTGGCAATCACCTGACTAATGGTCGCATAGGCTCAACCATGCTTGGCGTGACTCAGTACAACTGGGAAGCGCACGTTGGGCATCAGGTTACGCACGACCAAATGCGTAAGTTAACCCCTGCGGATGTAGAGCCGTTATACAAAAAGAAATATTGGGATGCCGTGCGTGGGGATGAAATTCAAAATGGTGGTGTTGCATACCTTTTATTTGATTTTGCCGTAAATGCTGGTGCGGGTCGTTCGATAAAGACCTTGCAAACCGCAATAGGAGTCACGCCTGATGGAAGTTTTGGCCCAATGACAATGGCAGCTTTGCAGGCTGCTGATCCTGTTAAGCTGATTGAGAAGTTTAGCCAAGCCAAAGAGACTTTTTACCGCAGCCTTAGTAACTTTGATGTGTACGGCACAGGTTGGTTAAATCGTGTCGCAAATGTTAAACAGAAAGCAACTTTAATGGTGACATAATGAAAACATTTACTTTGATTAGTACCGTTATTTTGTTTTGGGTTGTAGCTTTAGTTAACACAATTCAAGCTCAGACCATAGCCATCTGCAAAGGTGAATACGCTTTGTGTGCAGCCTCGCCAACGACTTTAACGGGCAAGTCTATATCCGTGGCAGGCAAGACGTTCAAAGAGGGCGTGGCGGTGTGTCCTGTGCTGTCAGGCATGGCTGTGGCAAACATGGAATTGATGCAAGGTTCATGTGACGCACCAAAAGGCAAGGTTTGGTCATTGTTTGGAGTGCCACCATTGACTAGTTATCCACAAGCGCCTGACTGGACAGTTCAGCCTGCGGTGTTTCGGTCATTTAAAGTCGGTGACACGCCAACCACAGGTATGAGCAATATGTGGGCATTTCTGTGTACAAAACAAGCTAAGCAAGTTAATGGCGTGACGTTAGCTAGTTGTTACGGGCCAGTCATGGAAAGCCCTTGGACTGGCAACCACGTTGTGCCAGGCGAAACAGCGTTCACACAAGCACCAGTTGGCGCTAGTTTCCCTGTCGGCGGAAATGTTCCGTAGGGAAGTTAGTGCAATACGCACACATTCCCTGTCGTAACTGGCTAGACACTTGACCACAACCGTCACAGACCCAATCTTTCGGATAGGTTTGTGGTTTCGGTCTTGCCCAACGAATAAATAAAAGCGCAGCAACGGTTAGAGCTGCCGAACAGTAGAAAACAAACATCCAGTCCCAGAGTGTCATAGCGTTAACCCTATATGTTTGGCAGTTTTACAACAAAATTACTATTTTTTAACCATTTTTGAATTGTTTGTGGTTTTTTAACTTTTAACGCACGTTTTGCTCGTCGTTTTGTTCTTTTAGCTTTTCTTTTTAAATCACTAACAATTTCTCTATTAGTTTTCATACAATTTTAATGCACATCATTTGACGTATTTTTTGCAAATTAGCCTTTGCTGTTTCGTCATCCACGGCAATCTTTGAAAATCCTAATTGGTCAGCATTTACCTTAACTGGTGCTTGTCGGCACATATCCCGAAACTTGATAGCGTTAGGCACACGGTCTGGTAAGTGTTTTAAGGCAAAAGCTATAGCTTCAGGATTATCAACAAATCCACCCAGTTCTTCAGCCCAAACCTGTTTAGCGTTTGCCATACCAATGTCATTGCCGTTTGCGTCGATGACTGAAAACTGACTTGTAAACTCCCGACCATAAATGCCTTGAAGTCTGGCAAACATTTTATCAACCCAAGCGTTTGGCAACATTGAAAGCCTCCATTTCGATCACAGAGGTATCACCAAATATTGCTTTAGCTGTTGCGTCTTGTCTAAGCTGATGTTCTGTCTTATTGCCTTTCTGTACCCATTCAGCCTTAAACCCTGTCCATCCTCTAGCGCATATTTCTTGCAAAGCAGCATTTAGGCTTATGCCTGCTTTGTTGGCTTCACGTTCTATTCCTTTGATTGCTGTTTCCGTGATTGCAGATCTTTTTGTTTTACGTTGCTGAACAAAATCTTGCCAGACTTCAGGTAATACGCCTTCTGGCGAACCGTAGTTATCTTTTATTGGTTTAGTTAAAGGTAAGGGTGAAGGTGAAGGTGAAGGTGACGGGCATTGCATAGGCATTGCTTGAGCATTGCTTGAAGCATCATTAGTGGCTTTATTCCACCTAGCTGCTGCGCCTTTTACTGCTCTTTGATGTTTTCTATCTTGGTTTTGAGCAGCATCAAGTATTTCTGCTTCTATTCTTTTGTGAACCCAGCAACCATCCTCTATGCTGAAGTATTGCTTTAGCATTGCTTTAGCATTGCACCAAGCATCAGGACTAAGTTTACAAATCTGCGCTAAAACTTGATCGTTGTCTGGAGGTCTGCCAGACCGCCAATAATCCATAATCAGCAATAAGTAAGCACCATGCTGCTCTGTTGTCAGGCGTGATGTATCAGCAAGGTAATCGCCAATGTATAGCGGCATCCAAATGTCAACTTTCATCATTGACACCTTTTGCTTTGTTAATTGCCAAAATCAAAGAATCAAACATTGCAATTGGAATAGTAATTTCTTTTTCTGATTGCGCAAAAACAATGTGGTTTACTCGTCTAAATATTTCTACACCATCACATCTTGGTAAAAAAGTAATCGTTTCGTTATATTGAATTTGTTTGCTCGAATTCATAATTTAAGCCCAAAAAAAAGCCTTAGTTAGCATCCTCACCGTTTTAAGGTGTTGGCGGACTTGTGGACACAAGCAGGACGCTAACTAAGGCTTGTCCAATGATTCCCCGCCAAGGGATAATTGATATTGCCACCGTCTTTCCAGAGTGTCAAGTTGTTGGTATGTTACTCGCTGCATCGTGACAAGCTATTTCCAGTTACTCTCTAGAACGACTGGCAGGTGCTACCAATGAGTCACAACATTCGCTTTCACATACCAACACGGTTACAGACCTAATCTGTATGCGTCTTGATCCTCGTCTTTCCGAAGCGTCAAGTCTGAAGCTGACTGGTTGGTTCTTTTACAATCGTGTGCTTGTTACGAAACCCGCTTGCTAAAGGCAATTCACTCTACCGTAAATCAGGCCAGATTTGTGACCAGTTGGGGATTTCTTTTCTTGACCAGGCGCCGTTAGACTTTGTTTCAATTTCCGTAGCTAACATAATCAATTTGTCTTTTGCTATGCCGTTGTTGCGCCATTGACTTACGGCTGAAGGACTGACACGACATAGCTTGGCTACCGCAAACGTGCCGCCTAATGCTTGAATAATGTCTGTTGTTTTCATAAGACATCTTAACATTAGTTGTCAAAGAAACTCAATAAATATTTTAATTGTGAGTTTTCCACTTGCTTTCTGTATTTAGATTGCTTAATATTAGTCATGGCATACCCGCCATTAACGATAAAAGGTACATAAATGAAAGAACTAGCAAAAGCACTTGTCACGGCTCAAGCAGCAATGTCACACGCAGCCAAAGACTCTAAAAACCCACACTTTAAATCTGCATACTCTAGCTTGGCATCGGTCATTGACGCTGTAAGACCGCATTTGTCTGCTAATGGATTAGCTGTTGTACAAAAGACACACGATGCTGAAGGTGGCGTTTGTGTGGAAACCGTGATTATTCACGAATCAGGTCAAGAAATGTCATTTGGCAAACTGTTTGTGCCTGCAAGCAAACACGACAGTCAAGGTTTCGGTAGTGCTTTGAGTTACGCAAAGAGGTACTCAATTCAAACAGCTTTGTGCATAGCTTCGGCTGACGATGACGGTGAAGCTGCCGTTAAAGCACCGTTTAAGCCAGTTGATAAACCCAAAGGCATTGAACTGGATCACATCAAAGCATTGATGGCATCAGCGGTTAGCTACGAGTCCCTGAAAGACATATTTAAAGAAGCGTGGACTACTTGTTTGAAAGAACAACAAATTCCGTTAAAAGCCGCATACGACGATTTCAAAGCAAACTGGGAACAACAATAATGGCAAACGATCTTAATAGGTGTGAGTTTATTGGGCGTCTGGGCAAAGACCCTGAATCCCGATACACCGCTGACAGTAACGCAATCTGTAATTTTTCTATTGCGGTGGGTTACAAGACCGCAACCAAGGAAACGACAGAATGGGTCAGGATCACGACTTTTGGCAAGTTGGCAGGAATATGTGCCGACTACTTAAAGAAAGGCTCACAGGTCTTTGTAGCGGGTCGTATGACTACCCGTAAGTGGCAGAACAAAGATGGCGTTGACCAATACACAACTGAGGTGGTTGCTGACCAAATGCAAATGCTTGGTGGTCGGCCTGCTGAAGATGCACCGCCAGCTGCGCCTGCGAAACCTAAATCTGATGCGTATCGGCAGATCAAAGAAGGGGTTGTTGTGCCTGTTGATGAAATGATTGACGATGTACCTTTTAATTAGAACGGGTCTATAATGGTTGTATTCCACGCAAAGGAGTGCAACATGATTCGTTCTAAAACGTGTTTTAAATGCAAGACCGTCAAGCTGTTAAATGAGTTTTACAAACACACCGCAATGGCTGACGGTCATTTAAACAAATGCAAAGAGTGCAACAAAAAAGATGCACTTGAGCATAGGTTAAAAAACATTGAAAAGGTTAGAGAATATGACAAACGCAGAGCAAAATTGCCAGACAGGATTAAGTTGGCATTGCGGGTCAATCAAGAGTGGCGGGTTGCAGACAAACGCAGAACACAATGTCACAACGCAGTTGCTAGGGCAATTAAAAACGGCAATCTTGACCCAATGCCGTGTGTACGTTGCGGCGAAATTAAAAGCCTTGCACACCATGAAGATTACAACAAACCGTTGGATGTTATGTGGCTTTGCCAACCATGCCACAAACAACGCCACAAAGAATTGGCAATAGCATGAGTCAGTCCGAAGAAGCAATACTTATTTCTTGGCGATTGCAGCAATGGTACGAAGGCATGGTCTTAGACGCTAGGGCCATGCAAGACCTACAGGATGCAATTGAGATGCTTAAACAACTAGCAAAGGTGCAAAAATGATTATTAAATCGGTAGATACAGAAAGTAGCCATTGGTATGCTCAAGACGGGTCACCAGCTTATCGGATCATTGGCAAAAACGGTAAAGAACGCAATACCAATTTGCGTGACGCTAGGGAATTAAACCTTGTTCCGTCAGTTACCACCGTGTTGGGATTGGTTGATAAGCCTGGGCTTAACACTTGGCTGCAACAACAAGTCTTACTGGCTGCGTTGACGTTGCCACGCATTGCTGGCGAAACGGAGGAAAACTGGCTAGAGCGAGTAATTTCAGATTCTAAGTCTACAGGCCGTGACGCTATGGATCGAGGCACACAAATGCACGGTGTCTTAGAGCGTTTCTACCGTGGCGAACACGATGATTACCCGTTTTACGTTGACCAAGTTGATGCGTCGATCAAGATCCACTTTGGACATGACCAGACTTGGGAGGCAGAACGCTCGTTTGCATACGAAGGGTTCGGCGGCAAGGTCGATTTGATTGCTGAAAACATTGTGATTGACTTTAAGTCTAAGGACAAGCTCGACAAGGTTGTGCCGTATCACGAGCAGCTGATGCAACTGGCGGCTTACCGTGTCGGTCTTGGCAAACCGACAGCTAGGTGCGCTAACGTGTTTTTTACTGCCGAAGGTGATGTGAAACTGATTGAACATTCAGAGGATGATCTAGCCTCTGCGTGGGATTGCTTTCAATATCTTCTAGCGTTCTACAAGCGTAAAAACAACCTATAATAAATTGTCGGTGTTGTTCACTCCTTGTTCCATCGACCGCCCCTTAATTGGGGCGTTTTGTTGTAAAAATCCAAATAAATTAAAAATAATTACAAAAACTAGGGTAAACACCTATGATTTTACTGTTTAGATAGCTTAATATTAGTCATGGCAATTAGCCATCAACCACGACAAAAGGTACATAAATGAAATACTCATACACACAATTAACAGACGAAGGCAAGCGCCAGCTTATGCGGGATCTTAGCCATGAGTTGTCAGACAAAAAGATTGCAGAAATTATGGATCAATTTGCCGATGGCGTAAAAATAGACAGAACAGGCGAGGCGTACATCAAGATTGACCGTGATGACGTTCTTATGTGCGCCGTGCCGATGTACACGCATTACATAAGTGACAACCACATCGAAACCGTCACTTGCAACGAGGAAGATTATGAATAAACGTAACTGGCCTTTTATGACCGACCTTGGCGATTCCAACTGGACGGGTCGAACGGATCGCACGATGCGTTACCAGACACGTTACACCTCTGCTGATGAGCAAATACCTGTCATTGCTTGGATCGGCGGCGCATTGTTTTTAGCAATGGTGTTTGGTTACATTCCGTTACTTTGGGTGCTGATGGTATGAACGATTACAACCATGCAATAAGATCCACAATTAACACATTGAGCGTTGACATTGAAGCGTTAAATGATGCCCAACAAGTTTTGATGCAAATAAAGAAAGCATCGCCAGGTGTCCACGACAAAATAATTGATGAATGTTTGGAAGTGGTAAGAGCAGCATTAACTGAACCTTATATTGATTTAAGTATATTTTTAATGGCGGAAAACAATGAATGATTGCAAATATTTTAAACACTATTTAAAAGCGTTTGCCGACACTAGTTTGCAAATCTACGAACAAGCGCCAGGCAAGGTTTCCATTGGCGCAATCAGGTGGAATAAAAAATATCGGGTGAGCGTGACCGTAAACACCGAGTTTGAGGCCAAACAGGTGCGCCAGTTGATTGAGGCAGCACCGTACCTGTATGCGGCTTTAGTCGATTTGCCGCAAAGTCTGGGTACAACGGATGACGAGTTGTATGCTTGGCAATGTCAGGCGCAAGACGCAATGGACAAAGCGAGGGGCGTCAAATGAACCAAGTTGCTCGTAACACCGACCCCATCACTACTTGGGCAACAAATGTTGTTCAAAAAAGACTAAAGGAGTTGAACGGATGCTGAGTCAGGCTGAAATTAGTTTATTCCAATGTCGCCAATGCGAGCCAAATGCAAACTCATACATAGAGTTTCGAATTGATATTACTGGTTCTAGCGATGAGTTCGAAGGGCTGCTTGTCACAGGATTTCGAATGGGAGTACAGCCAGAAGAAGAAAGGCAATACTTCTCACAAACTTTTGACTTAGAGTCAGCCAAACACCTCTGCGACTTTCTCAACTATGCGCTAAAGGACAAAAACACATGAACCAAGTCGCTCGCAACACCGATCCGTTAACCAGTTGGGCTGCTGCCGACTCTGCAAAGGTTTTAGCGGCTCAACACGCCACGATAATCATTGCAGCCTTATGCAAGTATGGCGCGCAAGGGAAAGACGGTATAGCCACGATTACGGGACTCGATGGCAACCAAGTTGCTAGGCGGCTTAGTGAACTAGAACGCAACCACGAAATCCTGCTGACTGGTCGCAATGTGCAAAGCAAGTCTGGTCGGGCCGAACGGGAATGGAAGGTTATGCCAAAGCAGATGGATTTAATATGAGCTACATCATTGGAAACCTACCGCCAATTAAATGCTTTGTACGGCGTGAGTATTTGTACAACTTTGAGAAAGGCCATAAAGAGCTTGAACCTTGCATTTGGGTAAGCATTAAGGCAATACGTGGGCAAGTGTTCCGCATTGAGAGCTTGCTGCCACGATACGGCGCACTTTACGACAAGTTGCCAATTCAGGCTTACGTTTGGAATACTAAGCATGGGGATTTGGATTACGACATATTGCAGTTATGGGATTGCATGGGTTACAGGTTCACAGTCCATGAAAAGATCGGCTTGCGTAATCTTGGCGTTAAATTCTTAGGTAAAGATAAAATTTGGCATTTTGGCAAATACCTGTTTACCGTGGATTTTTGTGCAGAGGGGCAAGAACTTGACACAGGGTTTACAGAGCAAGCAGAGGAACACAAATCATTTAACTTTATCCGGTTAGATAATGGTCAGTTTGCAGCGCAGCCTAATAACCGATGCCTTTGGTACGATCAGTCGTTGATACCGGCTAAGACGGACTTTCCAGACTTTCAGGCATTACGGCACATTTGGACTGTTGACGGGTCACGCAAATGGTCAGCTGGTGACGATTGGTTTTACGATATTAACGAAAGGGGACTAAGTGAATGAGTTGGCTCTTTTCGCAGGCGCTGGTGGAGGAATACTTGGCGGACATCTGCTTGGATGGCGAACCGTCTGCGCCGTTGAGTGGGAACAATACCCAGCAAGCGTATTGTGCGCCAGACAAAATGACAAAATTCTCCCGCCTTTCCCGATTTGGGATGACGTTCAAACCTTTGACGGACGCCCGTGGCAAGGAATTGTTGACGTTGTATCTGGCGGATTTCCATGCCAAGACATCAGCGCAGCCGGAAAAGGCGCAGGAATTGAAGGAAACAAATCCTCAATGTGGAAACACATGGCAAGGATCATTGGCGAGGTTAGACCTCAATACGTCTTTGTGGAAAACAGCCCAATCCTCACTTCTAGAGGACTTGGAGTTGTCCTTGCAGACCTTTCCAAAATGGGGTTTGATGCAAAATGGGGCGTTGTATCAGCTGCCGACGTTGGTGCAAACCATCTCAGAGAGAGGATTTGGATTAGGGCCAAAAAACAAAACATTTCCAACTCCGAAAGCACAAGACAGCAGACACGCATTGTATCGACACAACAATTCCAAAGACAACTATTGGAAAAGCAATTTAGGGGAAGTCATATCGGCTCAAGTAAATGGTGGATATTTGAATCCAAATTGGGTAGAATGGCTTATGAATTGGCCTATCACATGGAGTAGTTTAAATGCTATTGACCCAAAAGAGTATCAACGCTGGAAGGAAACAAGCACAAAGACTTTACAAAAATCTGAACAGTTGCGAGAGATGTGGTGGGACAACGACCCTTCACAGGCATCATTTGGACAACAACCCAACAAACAATCAAAGCAGCAACATTGCAACGCTGTGCCACAAATGCCACGGAACACTACACGCCAACGAGAGATGGAAGGATCACACAAAGGATCGGATTTGCCTTTATTGTGCAACGACATTTACTTATGTAAGAGCCAGACAGAAAACGTGCAGTCGGAAATGCGGAAACAAATTGGCATGGATGAAACGAAGATTGTCCCAAGAACAGACAAAAACATAATGGCCAGGGTGGACAGACTTAAGGCCATTGGAAATGGACAAGTCCCTTTATGTGCAGCAACTGCATGGGAGCTGCTTAAATGAGTGACTACTCACCCCATCCTGCTATAGAGTACATTTGGGACAACGCACCTCATTACGCTAAGGCTAAGGGAGAACTGGCGCATCTAGAAGCGTACAAATCAAGCCTAAAGGCTATCCTGATGAAGAAGTCTGGCGAAACCACAGCAGCTGCCCAAGAGAGAGAAGCATATGCTCATCCTGATTACCAAAACCTTTGCAATGCAATTGGGGCAGCAACTGAAAAAGCCGAGTTGTTAAAGTGGCGGCTAACCAGCGCACAACTTAGGTTTGACGCATGGAAAGTTGAAAAATATCATGCAACACAAATAGAGAAGGTAACTAAATAGTGATCGACTATTCTGAAAGCCTGATTAAAATTGCCGTGTTGATTGCCCATTACCGCAAACTTGTCTTGCAGGGTAAATTCGACGCAGCAGCTGACGCAGCGGTTGATATGCAAATTGTTGTCGTTGATCTTCAAGAATGGACAGAGGCTCAAGTTGACCAAAGCGCAGCGTAAACACTTTGAGAAACTGGCTAACCTTGGATGTTCACTTTGCAGGCACTTGGGATACGGGGAAACGCCGGCCCACATCCATCACATTAGACGGTTAGGAATGAAGCGTGAAAATTCGCCGGTTATACCGTTATGCCCGACTCATCATGTGGGCAATGATGGGGTACACGGATTGGGCAAAAAGGCGTTTGCTCAAAAGTATGGGGTTACAGAAGAAGATTTATTAGCCCAGACAGAGGCGCTAATTTGAAAGCTAAACGAGTTGACGTTAATCAAAAAGAAATTGTTGCTGCGCTGCGACAATTAGGGTTTTCTGTCACCGATTTGTCAGCCGTAGGCAAAGGTTGCCCAGATTTATTAGCAGGGAAACATGGGGTTACTTACCTGTTTGAGATCAAACGGGACAACAAAGCAAAATTTACACCACAGCAAATTGAGTGGCAAAACGATTGGAAAGGTGGTATTTTTGTTAGAATTGAGTCTATTGACGATGTTTTAGCATTGTGAGGCCATATGGACTATCCTGCCGTTTTCGTGTCTACCTTGTTTCACAGCGGAACAAATGCACACTTTATGCACTTGCAAACAGACTCTTATGCCAAGCATAAAGCGTTGCAAAAATACTACGAAGGCATTATCGACTTAATTGATACTTGGGCAGAAACTTATCAAGGTTGCTACGAGCAGATTAAGTCGTATCCTAAAGACTTTCATTTAGCTACCGATCCAGTAAAGTACATTACTAGCGTCAAAGCGTTTGTCAAAGACATACGCACCGAGCTGCCCAAGGAAACAGAGTTGCAAAATTTAATTGACGAAATTGCTCAATTAATTGATTCAACCCTTTATAAGCTAAAGACGTTCAAATGAAAGCGGGACTCTACGCCAATATTCTTGCCAAACAGGAACGAATCAAAGCAGGCAGCGGCAAAAAGATGAGAAAGCCAGGCGATCCAGGCGCACCAACCGCCAAACATTTCAAAGAATCAGCCAAGACAGCTAAAGACGAAAAGAAATGACAGCGGCTTGGCAACGCAAAGAAGGACAGAACCCTGCTGGTGGTCTAAATGCCAAGGGTCGAGCGAGTGCCAAAGCAGAGGGCATGAATCTAAAGCCACCAGTTAAATCAGGCGATAACCCACGCCGAGCCAGTTTTCTCGCACGAATGGGCAACACGGCAGGCCCGATGGAGAAAGACGGGAAACCGACCAGATTAGCGTTAGCACTCAAGGCATGGGGCGCATCGAGCAAGGCAGACGCAATTGCTAAAGCGCACAATATCAGCAAACGTAATAAGTAAGCTAAACTCAATCTATCTTAAATCTAAGACCATTGAGAAAAGATATGGAAATCAGCAAAGTAGTGAAGTCTGGTGTGCGACCTAAACCACCAGCAGCAGGGATCGGCAGAAAGAAGGGTAGCGTCAATAAAGCTACAAAAGCCTTTAGAGATACCGTTACAGCCTTGTTAGAGAATAATTCAGAGAACGTAGGCAAGTGGCTAGAAACCGTTGCTCATGGCGATGGCGATCAGGTTAAACCAGATCCAAAGGGTGCTTTGACGCTTATTGCTCAATTAGCAGAGTTTGCCTCACCTAAACTTGCACGAACCGAACATAGTGGCGTGGATAACAGCCCGATTGAATTGATTGTGAAATGGCAAGACGAGTAGAAACAATCCCGTATAAACCACGGGCAGCGTTCAAATCGTTTCACAACCGCACCGAGCGCTGGGCTTGTCTAGTTGCCCACCGTCGCGCAGGCAAGACTGTCGCAGCAATTAACGACATTATCCGTGCCGCACTCATGTGCAAGACTGAAAGCCCATTATTTGCCTACATTGCACCGTTTCGCAGCCAAGCTAAGTCCGTGGCTTGGGACTATATCAAACGCTTTGCAGCACCAGTCCTCGCATCGAGCAATGAGGCCGAGCTGACGGTTGAACTTATAACTGGCGCCAAGATACGACTCTTTGGTGCAGACAATGCCGATGCCATGCGGGGAGTTGGTCTTGATGGCGTGTTCATGGACGAATACGGTGACTTTAGACCGTCAGTCTGGGGAAACGTAATCAGACCCTTATTGTCCGACAAACAGGGTTGGGCAGTCTTTGCGGGAACTCCAAAGGGCAAAAATCAGTTTTGGGACATATACGAAACAGCTAGGCGCACACCTGATGAGTGGTTTCACCTTGTCTTAAAAGCATCCGAATCTGGACTGTTGCCCGAAGCAGAACTCAAAGCCGCGGCCGCACAGATTTCTCAAGACCAATTTCTGCAAGAGTTTCAATGCTCATTTGAAGCTGCCATTGTCGGCGCTTTTTATGGCGAAGACTTACGCAAAGTGACCGAGGCCGGACAGGTTAGGCGTGTTGACTACGATCCGCACATACCTACGCACACGGCTTGGGACTTAGGCTATCGAGATGACACGGCGATTTGGTGGTATCAAGTCGTGCGTAACGAAATTCATGTAATAGATTATTTTGCAATATCTGGTGCAAATATTGCAGAAATAGCTAAAATAGTCGTAGAAAAGCCGTATATTTACGGTAAACATTACCTACCGCATGACGCTAGGGCTAAAACACTAGCAGCTGCGGGCAAGTCGGTTATTGAGCAATTGAGTGAGTATCTAGGCATCAACAACATGGCGATTGTGCCTGATTTGTCGGTGCAAGACGGGATTCAGGCGGTCAGACAGATGCTGCCGATGTGTTGGTTTGATGCAGAACGCACGCACGATGGACTAGAGGCACTCAGGCAATATCAGCGGGAATACGACGAGGACAAGAAAGCATTTAGGCAAACGCCACGGCATGATTGGTGTTTTACAGGTGATACTATGGTATTGACACGTTACGGAACACAACAGATAATGAATCTACCCAATATTGGAGAGGTTCTAACATCATGTGGCTGGAAACAATACACAAACCCTCGTGTGACGAGGAAAAATGCCCAACTTGTGCAGGTGGAGTTCGCAAACGGTTATTCGGTGAAATGTACGCCGGATCATTTATTCAAAACGGTGAACGGGTGGGTATTAGCAGAGAACCTAACGAAGGGTTCTCAAATCCTATCGTCCTTGACCCGATTACGCAGTATTTCGATGGCGGTTTATACCGTTTATGGCCAAGTGACAAATACCTTTCAAGAGGTGGTAAAAAGTTGCATCGAGATGTTTGGAGATCAGCGTTCGGTGTTATTCCAGATGGCTGTCACATCCATCACAAAGACAGCAACCCTAAAAACAACCAGTTGCACAACCTTGAATGTATACCCGCAAAAATACATCTTTCAGAAACATGGCACGCCAATCCTAAAAAAGGATTTAATCAATCCGCTAGAGATTCCGCAACAGCATGGCATCAATCAGATGAAGGCAGGTTATGGCACAAACGACACGCAGCTAGACAACAATTTTGGACAAAAAACAAAAGAGAAGAAAAGCCGTGTTTACAATGCAATGTGTTATTTATGGCATTGGTTAGAAAATCAGCAAGTATGCAAAAGTATTGCACAGAGGCTTGTAAAGTTAAAGCGTATAGGGCTAGGGGCGCAGACAAAGCCGCAACTGCTCGATATAGAGAGCGTCAAAAAGTTAAATCAGACTGATGATGTCTGGTGTTTAACCGTTCCAAATGCAAACGAATTTTCTTTAGCAAATGGGGCAATTGTTCACAATTGCTCGCACCCAGCTGACGCATTTAGGATGTTGGCGATTGCTTGGAGGTTAGAGCCGAAGGTTAAAGCACCGGATACGATCAAGCCGCTGATGGTCGGGCCTGAGAACACAGTTACATTGAATGATATGTGGGCAACCCACACAACACAACGGAGTAGAAGATTATGAGTGGCGTACAGAATCCCTTTAGATACCAATACGAACACGTTGCAGCAAGCCAGTCGGCACAAGTCTTAGGCGGCACAGGCGCAGTTGGTGATTATCTGCACCGCATCGTCATTACCGTGGCTACAGCTGCAACGGCGGCAGTTCAAATCGTTGACGGCACAGGCGCAGGCATCTTGACGCACACTATTCTGCCAAACTCACCAGGCGGCGGCATTGGTGTGTATAACGTCGAGATCAACGCAATCAGTCAAAACGGCGCTTGGAAGATTACAACAGGCGCTGGGTCTGAAGTCATGGCGGTAGGCATCTTCTCAGCATGATCGTAGCGTCGGTCTTGCGGTCTGGTGGGGACTTTGAGCCGCAGCACGTTTATAAGCTGCAACGAATGTGCGCTAAGTATCTGCCACCGCATGAGTTTGTTTGCCTGTCAGACATACAGTTAAGTTGCGAAACCATCCTGTTAAAGCACGATTGGGCGGGTTGGTGGGCAAAGATGGAGTTGTTTCGGCTACCGAGTGCGCTGTATTTTGACTTGGATACCGTCATTATTGATGACTGCACCGAGATGATTGAGGCGGCAAAGCAGCATGATTTTGTGATTATGCGTGACGTTTATAGGGGTCAGTACAACCCGAAAGCGATGCAGTCGAGCATGATGTATTGGAGTAAACCCGTAGATTTATACAACAAGTTTGCTGATTTACAGATGTACGCAGCTGGTGGCGATCAGTCTTATATTGAACACCACATGAAAGACAAGGTAACGTATTGGCAGGACATTACAGACGGAATTGTGAGCTTTAAGGCTGATGTGCTACCCAAAGGGTTAGACGATGCCAAGGTTGTGATATTTCACGGCAAACCAAGACCGTGGGAACAAACAAGGATACCGTATGAAATTGGTTGAAGGCTGGCAAGTTCCCGATATTGACGAGTGCTGTTTGCCAGCAATCTTGTCTGAGCTGCCGGATTTGAATGTCAGCTATACCCACATGAACCAGTTTCGCACCGTTATTCAGGCAGGCGGCAATGTCGGTGTTTATCCGGTAACGATGGCAAAACAATTTGAGCGTGTCATCACAGTCGAGCCGGATACGGTCAATTACCAAGCATTGTTGTTAAATGTTGCAGGCCATGACAACATTGACCACGCACAAGCTGCGTTTGGTGACAAAGAAGGCACAGCGTCTGTTGACCATGTTTACCCTGAGAACATTGGGGCGCATCAATTAAAGGCAGGCAACGATGTGCGAGTCATGCCAATTGATTACTTTGAAGTGCATGATTGCGACTTCATCCAGCTAGACATTGAAGGCTACGAGCATTTAGCTTTGCTTGGGGCAGAGAAAACCATTAAAAAGACGTATCCGGTCATCACTCTTGAGCTTAAAGGCTTGGGCAGTCGCTATGGATACACCGACGAGGACACAATCGGATTACTCCAAGATTGGGGTTATAAGATTGTCGGGCGGGTAAACCGTGACGTAATTTTTGCGAGAATGTAATGGAAGCATTGACTGGCGTTCAAAAATGGCTGAATGTAATCAGTCAATACGACAATGAGTTTAAGAAGTGGGAAGCTCGCACCACTAAGATTGTTAAGCGCTATCGTGATGACAACCGCAATCAGAACACTAACGAAACCGCTAAATTCAACATTCTTTGGTCAAACGTACAGACGCTGATTCCGTCAGTCTATGCCAGGTTGCCTAAAGCTGACGTTGCAAGACGCTTTGGCGATAACGACCCAGTTGCCCGTGTTGCCTCGCAGCTGATTGAACGTGCGTTGGACTTTGAGATCGAGCATTACACCGATTTCAGATCGACCATGAAACACGCAGTTGAGGACAGATTCTTAGGTGGTCGAGGCGTGGCTTGGGTGCGCTACGAGCCGCACGTTCGGGCGCAAGATGAACCTGAAGATGGGTTTCAGGTTACTGAGGACGTTGACGATCCGGACGAGCAAGGCGATCAGCAAGTTAAGACTGCGATGATAATGGATGGCGGTTTGGGTGAGGAAGTCGAGCCGCAAGAGGAAATTGAGTACGAGTGTGCGCCGACCGATTATGTGCATTGGAAGGACTTTGGACACTCAGTTGCCCGAACATGGGAAGAAGTGACTAGCGTTTGGCGCTGGGTCTACATGACGAAAGAAAGCCTTGCCGAACGGTTTGGCGAAGATGAGGCTAAAAAGATTCCCTTGGATGCAGGGCCGGAAACCAACAAACAGTATTCAACACAAAATAAAGACTTTACGAGAGCTAAGATTTGCGAGCTGTGGGACAAAGAAAGCGGCAAGGTGTATTGGTTAAGCAAGAGTTGCCCAGACATACTTGACGAGCGTGAAGATCCGCTAGAACTAGAAAACTTCTTTCCGTGTGCTAAACCCTTGTACGCCACGATGACGAGCGACACGCTTGTACCTGTGCCTGACTTTGTGTTGTATCAAGATCAAGCGACAGACCTAGACATTCTGACAGACCGCATTGACGGGCTAGTGAAGGCGTTGCGTGTGCGTGGGGTATACGACGCATCACAACCCACCTTGCAGCGCCTTTTGACTGAGGGCGATAACAACACACTAATCCCTGTGGATAAGTGGATGGCGTTCTCTGAAAAGGGCGGATTAAAAGGCTCGATTGACTTGTTGCCAATTGATGTCATGGCGGCAACGCTCATGCAATGTTATCGAGCAATGAATGAAATCAAAGCCCAAATCTATGAAATCACAGGTATTAGCGACATTATTCGGGGACAAGGCGCCGCCTCTGAAACCGCTACCGCCCAACAAATCAAAGGGCAGTATGCTGGTTTGCGTTTGCGTTCAATGCAAGAAGATGTTGCCTTGTTCGCAAGCGAGCTATTTCAGCTAAAAGCGCAAGTTATCTGCACTAAGTTTCAACCGTCTACGATCCTCCAGTACGCCGCGGCAAGCGCTATGCAACCCGCAGATCAGGCGTTGATTCCACAGGCTTTGATGTTGCTGCAAGACAAGCCTTTGCGTTCTTTTCGTATTCAGGTTGATTCGGACAGTCTTGTGCAAATCGACGAGAATCAGAACAAACGTGAGCGCACAGAGTTTTTACAAGCAATGGGTGGGTTTTTGACGCAAGCGTTGCCGTTAGGTCAACAAGCGCCGGAACTTGTGCCTATGCTCATCGAACTGGTCAAGTTTGGCGTTGGCGCATACAAGAAAGCCGCACCGATTGAAGGCACGATTGACACGGCTATGCAAGAGTTGCAGATGAAACAGCAGCAAATGGCGCAGCAGCCACCACCGCCGAACCCTGAAGTGGTCAAGATGCAAGCAGAGCAACAATTTGAGCAAATGAAGATGCAAGCTCAAGCACAGTCTGAGCAGATGAAAATGCAAGCCACAGCGCAGGCAGACCAGTTAAGGGCGCAAGCCGATATACAGGTTGCTCAAGCTAAAGCGCAAGCAGATGTGCAAATGGCACAAATGAAGCTGCAAGCTGAATCTCAACTTGAGGCGCAAAAACAGCAATACACGCAGGCAATGGAACAAGCCAAGTTGCAAGCTGCCGAACAGTTGGAAAAGTGGAAGTCAGAGCTAGAGTCTGCAACCAAGATCATGGTGGCACGGATTGGGGCGAACCCTGGCTTAGATTTGCCTTTGATGGAAGCTCAAGAAGCTGCAAGCACCAAGATTGCCGCAGAACTGGGTGACAACGTGACGCAAGCCATGAGTCGCATGATTCAGATGCACGACAACATGAACAATATGCACAACACAGCAATGGATAAAATCAACGGTGTGATGACAATCATTGCCGCACCTAAGAAGATTGTCCGTGGCGCAGACGGGAGAGCCGCAGGGGTTGAGCTTGCATGAACGGTTACTGGGATACCGGAACGTGGGACGATGCGACATGGGACTATGTACCCGTTCTAATTGACGTTGACACCCACGATGGCGGTAAACGCAAGAAAGAGGAAGATGCCTACCGTAAGCAAGAGGCAGACAAGGCAAAAGCAAGGCGAGATGAGGTTTTAGCGTTATTTGAGCAAATAGTTGAGGGTAAGCCAAGGATTGCAGAGGAAATTGCAGAACCGTTTGTCATTGAGGCCACAGCGCAAGCGCCAGCGGTCATTGATTACGATGCAATGTTGGCTGATCTAGATCGAGTAAACAGGATTTACAACGAACACATAGAAATGGATGATGAGGACGTTTTAGCTTTGATATGAAAAAAACTTACATATACGTTAATGGCGAACTGGTTGAGAAAGGCTCAAAAGAGCATTACGAGAGCCTTGGCCCAATGGTCATGCCAGACATTGCCCCATACAAATCCATGATCGACGGTTCAATGATTACAAGCCGTTCGGTACATCGTGACCACTTACGACAGCATGGCTGCATTGAGGTGGGCAACGAAAAGATGGAAACCAAGCTGCCACCACCGATAGATACACGCAAAGAGGTCATGCGGCAGCAGCTGGCAAACATGACGCATAAGCAGGCTAATCAAGTTCTTACACAATTACGTCGTAAATTTACCTAAAGGGGTATAAATTGGAAAATACTGAACAACCAGATCGTCGTGAATTACTGTCACAGCAGTTCGACGAAGTTCAGAATGAAACACCAGTCGAGCTAGTCAAAACGCAAGCCGAACCCGATCTGGAAGCGCCAGAACCTCCCGTTTGGGAAAGACCGCCAGCATCGTGGAAGAAGGATTACCACGAGGCGTGGACAACGGCAGATCCAAAGCTCAAAGAATACGCTTGGAAACGTGAAGAAGAAATGAAAGCAGGCGTTCAGCCTTTGCTTTCCAAGGCTCAATATGCTGACCAAATGCAGCAAGCCATTGAGCCGTACATGAACAACATCCGTGGGTTAGGCATCGAAGCACCACAGGCGGTCAAAGCCTTGATGGAAGCTGATAACGTCTTGCGCCACGGCTCACCACAGCAAAAACAGGCTTACTTTGCACAATTAGCGCAACAGTACGGCATCAATATGGGCGAAACTCAGTTTCAGCCTACTGATCCCAACTTTTACGCTATTCAAAATGAACTTGCACAAGTCAGAGGCGAGGTGCTAAATTGGAAGCAACAGCAGGAAACTGCTCAGAATCAAGCGCTTTTGAGTGAAATTAACCAGTTTCAAGCAAAAGCAGAGTATTTTGAGGAAGCACGACCAACGATGATCCAGTTGCTCAACAGCGGCGTGGCTCAAGACTTGGATGATGCGTACCAAAAAGCAATACGCCTAGATAACGACCTGTTTACGAAACATCAGCAAGCCTCACAGGGTTCAGCAGATGCAGCAAAACGGGAACAATCGAACAGAGCAGCGAAAGCGGCTCGGGCGGCAGCGGTCAGCGTTAAATCCTCCACACCAGGGGCGGCAACGGCAACCAAAGCGCAAGATAGGCGCTCATTATTGTCAGAGCAATTTGACAATCTTAATGAGCGTTTTTGATAACCTAATCGGAGATTACTATGGCATTTGCCAATAGCTCGATCAGCGACATCATTGCGACTAACATTCAAAGCCGCACAGGTGAACTTGCTGACAACGTAACAAACAACAACGCTTTACTGCGCCGTTTGAAAGAACGTGGCAACGTAAAGACGTTTTCTGGCGGTAACGTAATTTTGCAGGAAATTATGTACTCGGATTCGGCGACAAATAATACTAATTCCTATTCAGGATATGAAGTATTGAACGTCAGCCAAAACAGCCCTATTTCTGCTGCCCAATTCTCGATTACCCAGTACGCATCGGCAGTTTCGATCAGCGGCTTGGAAATGATTCAGAACAGCGGCAAAGAAGCGATTATCGACTTGCTCGACGGTCGTATGAACGTGGCTGAAGCACAGTTGGCTAACCGTATTTCGGGTGACATTTACCTAGACGGTACTGGTAACTCAGGCAAGAACATCACAGGCTTAGGCGCTGCTGTTCCTGATGCACCATCGACTGGTACTTACGGCGGCATTAACCGTGCAACCTTCACGTTTTGGCAATCTGTTGCCTATTCAGGCGTGACTAACGGCGGCTCTGCTGTTTCGGCATCAAACATCCAAGCGTACATGGATGCTTTAGCTGTTCAGTTGATTCGTGGAACTGACAAACCTGACTTGATCGTTTGCGACAACAACTATTACAAATTGTATTTGCAATCGTTGCAGTCGATCCAACGCATCACAGACGGTGGCAATTCGTCAGCTGGCGCAGGCTTTGCATCGTTGAAATACTACGGCGCAGGTATGGCATCTGATGTGGTTCTGGACGGTGGTATCGGTTCAGCCGCAACAGCAAGCCATATGTGGTTCTTGAACACGAAATACATCATGTTCCGTCCACACGCTGATCGTAATTTCGTGCCAATCGGCGGAGAAAGACAGGCCGTCAATCAGGACGCAATCGTCAAGCTAATTGGTTTTGCTGGCAATCTTTGTTCTTCAGGCCCGCAATTTTGCGGCGTTCTGATCGCCTAAAGGAAACCATCATGGCATATACATTCGACGAACCTCGTGCAGGACTTCTGCAAATTGCTCAAACGGACTCTGGTACTTCTACAGCAGGCGGCACGACTATTCCTACGCCTCCAGCTGTTCTAGGTACTATCGTTCGTGCATTTGATCCAACCTACGGCGAGGGTGAATTCATCCTGCTGTTAGGCGTGGCATCAACTGTTGTTGGTTCTGTAGTCAAGTACAACGCAACAACTTACCAAACTGCGCTGATTACCAATACCGCTGTTCAAGCTGTGCCAATTGCTGTCGCTATGGCGGCAACCACAGCTGGTCTATACGGTTGGTATCAAATTGCAGGCAATGCGGTCATTAAAAAGACTGCTGTTACCGTCACGCCTCAAGTCACTTTGTTCCTGTCTGCCACCGCAGGCCGTGTCAAAGTCTTGGCGAGTGCTGGTTTGCAATTGGTTGCTGCACGTTCAGCAAACTTAACCACCGTCACTTCTACGACTTCAACAGTCACCGTGACGATTAACCGTCCACATCTCCAGTCACAAATCACTTAATGATTGAAGCTGTACTTGATGTGGTAGGAAACACAGAGCCTGACGTATTGTTGGGCAATGTGCAGCGATCCGTAAAAAGGTCGCTGCCTTGGTTTGATTTTGACGAGTCACGCCAAGGCAGCGTATGCCTTGTTGGTGGTGGGCCAAGTCTGGTTGACACGATTGACCAGTTGAAAGTCCGCCATCAAAACGGCTCTAAAGTTTGGGCAATGAACGGTTCTTACGATTATTTGGTTGGGCAAGGCATTATTCCAGACGCAATGGTGATGCTTGACGCAAGACCTGAAAACGTAAGATTTGTGCAAAAACCTTATGCAAAGACTACTTTTTACATTACTAGCCAATGCGACGAGGCTGTGTTTGATGCCTTGAAACATTACAAAGTGGTGTTAGTCCACGCCAATACGCCTGGCGTCTACGATCTGCTTGAGCATGAAAAGGCTCGACCAGTTCACTTGATGGGCGGCTTTACAACTGTTGGCATCTTGTCGTTGATATTGGCAAAGTTACAAGGTTTTGAGCGTATTTTCTTATTTGGCATGGATTCGAGCTATCGAGATGGCGAACATCATGCTTATAAACAAGAAAGTAATAACGCAGATCGTGTAATTGACGCTATGATTAACGATGTGACGTACAAGTGTGCGCCGTGGATGGCACAGCAAGTAACGGATTTTCAGAATGTCGTAGCAGGCTTTGATGATGTTACGATTGAAGTGTGTGGCGATGGGCTTTTGCACCAAATGGCAAAAGCAATGAGTAATTAACTTAAAGGACAATCATGGCATTTCCATCAAGAATTATGGGCGCAGGCAACTCGCCACTATCTGCTCAAGTCATTTGTGGTGACGGTGCTGTTGGCCTAGTCGCACTTGGTTCAACTTCGGCAGACGCTTTGCAATTAAATGTGTCAAACAACACAATTACGACTTCAGCAGCGTCAACTGGCGTTAAATTGCCACCGACTGAAAGTGGCGCAAGAATGACCATTCGTAATGATTCTGGTCAAACAATTACCATTTATCCGTTTAACACTAGCAGCACTATTAACGCAGCTGCAACAAGCGTAACGCTTGCAACAGCAAAAACTATGTTGTTGGTTGGTACTTCAGCAACGACTTGGGTAACATTAACAGGGGCATAAATTGGCTTTAGACAGCGATATTCACAACGCAGACACTCACCTACACGTCGAGTTTTACGTTTACGATAAAGAGCCGTACAAAGAAAAGCCGTTTGTTAGAATTATAGTGCCAGGGGACAAAACGACGATTATTGACCAACCCGTTAGGGACGATCATAAGCAGCGTTTTCCCCGTCAATGGTTGCATTTTCAGATGCAAAACAATAACGCCGAAGTTATTGGTGTGCCTCTGAGCCAATGGGTAAAAGACGATCCTGATAACTTTAACGATATGCAGATGGCAGAATTGCAAATTTTTAAATTTCAGACAGTCGAGCAAGTTGCTACAGCGTCCGACAGCCAGTTGCAAAGGATTGGCATGGGGGCGGTGGGTTTGCGAGAGCAGGCTAGGCGTTATTTACAAGTTAAGAACCAATCTTCTAGTCAGACTGAGATTGAACACACCAAGTCGGAACTTGCTGAAGTTAAACAGCAAATGGCGGCTTTGATTGCTCAAATGTCAGAAAAGAAGGTTGGGAGGCCACGCAAAGAGGAATAAATGTCATCAACGATGCTACAGCTAGTAACCCAAGTCACTAACGAACTTGGGGTATCAACGCCCACTACTGTGGCATCGAATACGAACCAAGATGTCATTCAAATCTTGGCGTTAATGAACGCAGCTGGCTACGAGTTCTTGCGTAGACACGACTGGCGGGAATTAACCAAACGCTATACGTTTACGAGTGAATACACTCAAACAACGGGCGATGTAACCGAAAACACTTACACCATTACAAACATTCCAAGTACCGCAGGTTTAGATACAACGTATCAAGTGGTGGGCAACGGTATTTCAAACGCTTGTTATATTGAATCTGTAGACTCAAGTACGCAAGTCACCGTTAATCTACCGTCTACGGGAACGTACACAGGCGCTACGATTACCTTTGAAAAGGTGATGTATGCCTTACCCTCAGATTACGAATCGGCTGTGCCAAGGACTATGTGGGATCTCAGCAAGCATTGGGAAATGCTAGGGCCGGAGAGTCCACAGCAATGGGAATGGCTGTTGTCAGGGTTTATCTCAACAGGCCCACGGATTCGGTGGCGCTTGTTGGGCAAATACTTTCAAATCTGGCCTGGCGTTTCCACTAACGAGCTTCTTGGCTACGAGTACCGATCAAACGGTTGGGCATTATCGTCAACTGGTGTGGTCAAGACCTCATTTACCGTTGACACCGATACTTGCATTTATCCTGACCGACTGATGGTGTTGGCTACAAAGCTCAAGTATTTCGAGGCTAAGGGCTTTGATACGACAGCCATGTTCCGTAACTATCTTGAGGAATTTGAGATTGTTCGGGCGCAGGATATGTCGGCGGCTAACTTGTCGTTTGCACCACGCCCAGGCACAGTCTTAATTGGCTACGACAACATACCCGATACTGGCTACGGAACAAACTAATGCTTGCGCCCAACCGACTTGTTCAAGGCACGGCAGCTCGTGTCCAGTCGTTACCAGCGCCTATCGGTGGTTGGAACGTGCGGGACTCCATTGCAAACATGGATACGCTCGATGCCGTTCAGCTAACTAATTTGTTTCCTACGGTCAACAACGTAGTGTTGCGTGGCGGCTACACTCAATACTCAACAGGCATTACGGGTCAAGTGCAGACGCTTATGGCGTACTCATCGGGTGCAACTGACGAATTGTTTGCTATTGCGGGAACGTCAATTTACGACTGTACGGCGGGCGGTGCGGTTGGCGCAGCGGTAAGAACGGGACTAACTAACGCCAAATGGGAATATGTCAACGTCACAACTCCCGCTGGCGGATACATCATGGCGGTCAATGGTGTGGATGCGCCGTTACTATACAACGGCTCAGTTTGGTCAAACCCGTCAATTACTGGTGTGACAGCAACTACGTTGAGCAATATCACCACGTTTAAAAATCAAGTTTGGTTTACGCAAGCCTCAACCCTTAAAGCGTGGTATCTGCCAACTTTGAGCATTTCAGGCGCAGCTGCCGCAATTGATCTAAGTTCGGTTGCCCAGCTCGGCGGTTATCTTGTTGCGGTTTCAACATGGACAATTGACGCAGGCTACGGTGTTGACGATAACCTAGTGTTTATAACGTCCAATGGCGAGGTTATTGTCTACGCTGGTACTGATCCATCAGATGCTACGAAATGGGCGCTAATCGGCGTTTGGAGGCTTGGTAAGCCTGTTGGCAAGCGTTGTCTAATGAAGTACGGTGGTGACATACTTGTTTTGACTTACAACGGTCTGTACCCACTTGCTGCAAGTCTACAGTCATCCAGACTAGATCCAAGAATAGCCTTGTCGGACAAGATTCAAGGCGCATTTACAACTGCAACGCAATCGTAT